GCCCGTAACGCTGAAAATGTCTCCGGGCCTGTTTGATTTTATTTTCCGCGCAGCCAAGAAGGAGCCGCGATGATGTTTACTGATAGAGAATGGTTTGAAGCAAAGTGCTTCGGCCAGTACGAGCAACGCGAAAACCGCGAGGAGGTTGTGGTGTTTCGGCGCGAAGACCTGTGCGCCTACGTCACGATGCTGCGCCAGTATGATGCCGCTACGCGGCATGAACAATTTATCGGACTGACACTGGAAGAAGTGGAGGACGTCATCAAGTCCAACATCACGATCACCGATCAGCGGTTGTATGAAGGCGTCTATGCAGTAGCGGTGGACATCGAGGCGGCGCTGAAGAACAGGAACACAATCACTGGAGACAACAATTGAGAGCCAACCTCTATTATAGTAACCTGAGCAGGAAAGCGGTAAAGACAGAAAGCGCTGACGAAGAAAGAAAGAAATTGGAAGAAGCGATCAAAAAGTACCTTGCTAACGGTGGCAAGATCACCGTAATCCCGGCAGGCGTGACGAGACTGTCGCTTAATGATGAAACAGAAAGAGATAACTAAAACGGAGCAATCATGACACACCCACTGCAACAAGTGTTTGACCAAGCGATACAGCAGGCCACCAAGGGCAAAGGCGAAAGACATGGCGGCGACACCACGCCGTTCCTAGAGCAGCCGTGGGTACACTACGGCAAGATGCACGGTCGGGGGTTCTTGACCGGGCAGGCAGCTAAGAAGTTAGAAGAAGCGGCCAGCACCCGTGAGGGAGATGCGTTCGTGCAAGAAGCACTGGGGGCGATTGTGTATATCGCAATGGCTGTTTTGAAGGAGCAGGAAAGGAAGGAAGTCGTTGTGCCGCCAGCTGCTATTCGTCGGTGCTCACACATAGACTCGTCAGGCAATCGCTGCAGGGGGAGTTCCGGCCACGGTGGCCGACACAGCAGCAAGGGGAGGTGAGTGGTGAGTGACAACGTGAGGGTACTGGGCTCAGTGTTTAGATCAGAGGAGCAGCTGAGGGGGGAGATCCGGGAGGTGGTCAGGAAATACAACGGGCGGATATCCTACGCGCAGCTTCTTGGACTACTGGAGATACTGAAGTATGAGTATTTACGGGACGGGTGTACGGGAGATGAGTGATGAACAAACACATAAAGGAGATCACAGAATGAAGACCAACAATGAAACGATACACCATGCTCACGCACTTGACCTGCTCGACTACTTTGCGGCGGCCGCCCTGCAGGGCATTGTGGCGAACCCCGAGCACACGCATTTGACAATTCCGCAGGTTGCGAAGATGGCGTACACGTTCGCCAAGACCATGCTGACCGAAAAAACAATGCGTGTGCTCGGGGATGGGTCACACACAACGGATCAACAGGAGGTGGAGCTGGATGCTAAGCAATCGACCCAGCAGTGTGCCGGATAAAGAAGACAAGAAGCTGTTGGCAGGCAAGAGCGCCAGTTACATCATCGGCTGGAACAAGGTCAAACACAGAGGAGACAAGCATGACACTGCAAGAAATACTGAATCCGTGGAAGGCACTGCGCCGCGCAAAGCTCGAAATCGAAACCCTGCGAAGGGAGAGGGGATATGAGATACGGTAGTGTTTGTAGTGGCATTGAGGCAGCAAGTGTGGCGTGGCACCCGCTTGGGTGGGAGGCCGCGTGGCTGGCTGAAATTGAACCGTTTCCCTCAGCGGTATTAGGTCATCATTATCCAAGCGTACCCAACTACGGAGACATGACCGCCTTGGCTGACAGAGTCAATAATCTGGAGATTGAAGCTCCGGATGTGCTGGTCGGCGGTACGCCATGCCAAGCGTTTTCCGTCGCTGGGCTGCGTCAGTCACTGGATGACGATAGGGGACAACTAACAATCAAGTTTTTGGAGCTTGCTGATGCAATTGACACTGTTCGCAGAAATAGAGGAGAGCCAGAGTGCATTATCGTCTGGGAAAACGTACCCGGCGTCCTATCCACAAAAGACAACGCCCTCGGATGCTTTTTGGCAGAGCTTGCCGGAGAAAGTGAGCCGCTGCAGCCGGCAGGGAAAAGATGGTCGGACGCTGGTTGTGTGTATGGATCCAAAAGGGCAATCGCGTGGCGAGTCCTCGATGCCCAATATTTCGGCTTGGCCCAACGACGCCGCCGCGTGTTCGTTGTCGCAAGTGCTCGAAACGGGTTCGATCCCGCAGCGGTTCTTTTTGAGTTCGAAGGCGTGCGCCGGGATACTGCGCCGAGCAGGGAATCGGGGAAAGCAGTTGCCCCCACAATTGCAGGATGCGCTAACGGCGGTGGCCTTGGCACCGACTTCGACTGCGATGGGGGAGTGATTCAGCAGTCGATTACTTTTGAGCCGGGATTATTAAAAAGGGAAGGGACTCATTTTTATCATGAGCACACGGGGACGATAAGAAGCGATCCCGGTGACAACGCAATGGCCGTTGCATCGGTGGTCTTCCACGAGTCACTGCAAAGCGCCAGCACAGAAAACCTGTCGCCAGCCTTGGGCGCGATGAATCCAACGGCGGTGTTGCAGCCTGTCTGCGTTACCGGCGACCGCACCCACGCGCTCAAAGCTGAAGGCTTCGACGGCAGCGAGGACGGCACTGGCAGAGGCCATCCCATCATTGCTTTCCCCGCAAACCTGTCAGCCACACAACACGCCAGCGCCGAAAACATTGCGCCAGCGATGGGGGCGAAGAATCCGACGGCGGTGGCAATGCAGGCTGGGAAGCAGCACGGTGTCGGTACCGCCATGCAAGTCCGCCGCCTCACGCCCGTGGAGTGCGAACGCCTGCAAGGCTTCCCCGACAACTACACCGCCATCCCGTGGCGCAAGAAACCCGCAGACGAATGCTCGGACGGCTCGCGATACAAGGCGTTGGGAAATTCAATGGCCGTTCCGGTGATGGCGTGGATTGGCAGTCGTATTGATCAAGAAACCAGACTGCGAGAGACGAAATGAAAAAACGCATTCACGTCAATCAACATCACATCCGCGCCAATGCCAAGGGCGCCCAGCTGCCCGTGCTCACGGTCAAGACCTACAAGGGCAACACCCTGTGCAATAGTGTCGAGGTCCGCGGCCCGACGCAGATAATGCGCACATGATGACAATGAATCTACAGACTATGAGTAGCAGCCCATGTTGATGAAAGTAAAAACCGCGCCCGCTTATTACACCGCCAAGGGTGGTGCATACATAGGGGACTCGATAGAGCTTCTAAGTGAGCTGCCAGATGAAAGTGTCAATCTGGTTATCACAAGCCCACCGTTTGCTCTGCAGCGCCAGAAGGAGTATGGCAACCTGGATCAACATGCATATATCGATTGGTTTGTAGAATTTGCCCGAATTGTTCATAGAAAACTCCGAAAAGATGGGAGCTTCGTTGTCGATTTCGGGGGCGCTTATATGAAAGGTGTCCCGGTGCGTAGTCTCTATAACTTTCGTGTGCTAATTCGATTGGTTGATGAGCTGGGGTATTTTCTTGCTGAAGATTTTTATTGGTTCAATCCTTCTAAGCTACCTAGTCCGATTGAGTGGGTGAATAAGAGAAAGCTTCGAGTAAAGGATTCAATTAATACGGTGTGGTGGTTCAGCAAAACCGAATGGCCGAAATCTGACATCACTAAAGTGCTCGCACCATATAGTGAACGAATGAAGAAGCTAATCGAAGACCCTGATAAATTCTATACGCCAAAAGTTCGTCCATCAGGGCACGATATTGGCAAAGGATTCGCCAAAGATAATGGTGGAGCTATTCCCCCAAACTTACTTCAAATATCAAATTCCGAATCCAACGGACTATATCTTTCCGGATGTAAGGCAGTAGGAGTAAAAGGACATCCAGCCAGATTTCCCGCAAAGCTTCCTGAGTTTTTTATACGAATGTTGACTGAGCCAAATGATCTTGTTGTAGACATTTTTGGTGGCTCCAATACTACGGGGCAAGTAGCAGAACAAGAAGGTCGCCGATGGATGTCTTTCGAAATGTCGCCCGAATATGTGGCAGCTTCGTCCTTTCGACTTTTGGATAAAAATACCCCTGTCGACGTAATGACTTTTATTTACGAAAAAGTTCTCGCCGGTGAATCGATTAATATCGATGAGTTCGTTCGCCAGTCACGTCTAGATTTGCGCGAGGAATCTGCTCCTAACAAACCAAGCAACTTCGTGCGCAAAAAGCGCGCACCGGACGCGGCAAGCCGCGCCGGTTCTTAGGGGCGTTACGTGCACGAGCACTTTCCGAACCAAGAGCCAGCGGCAGGCATGAACCCTATGAAATTGGCCCGATTGATTGCAATTGCAAGGTGGTCTACCGACCTGACAATCCGTTGTCATGTGGTGCCAAGGTCTGGATCGAGACAGAGGCTGAAGTGGTGACAGGAGACTGACTTACCTCCTGTTCATAGCAGTTGTCACATGGCCTCTGACTGCTTGGTTGTACATACATGGCCGATTTTAAACACGCAAAAACATTTACAAGAACACCCAAGAAAGGAGATTCAAGATGACGAAAGACGAGGAGATGGAGAAATTAACGAAACTAACCGGCTTGGACTTCGAGGCCCTCGACAAGGAGTACGACCAACTGCAAAAGCTGGTTCTGCAGTTTGACCCCACCCGCGTCATGATGCTGCTGTCCACCTGCCTGATTCACCACAGCCGGTGCCGAGGAATCGACCCCGGCACGCTGCTCGGGGCTCTGTGCGAGATATGGAATATCACCCGCGACGAGGAGACAGAGGGGTTTATCGGGGTGGCCAAAGCCAAGGCAGCCGCAGTGATGGACACGGACGGGAAGCTTCATTGAGAGGCGGGGGCAAGGGATGCCGTTTAAGGCTCCTGTGGTGAGATTTGGGACGTTTTAGGGGGTAGGGGGAAGGAGAGCGTTTTGAGAGGGGCGAGAGAGCAGGGGTCGCGGGTCGAGGATCGGGGGGAAAGATCGAGGTTCGAGGTTCGCGGCTCGAGGTTCGCGGCTCGAGGTTCGCGGCTCGAGGATCGCGGGTTGGGGGTCAAGGGGAGAGGGGAAAGGACCGCGGCCCGGGGCTCCAGAGGGGCAAAAAGGCAGTTGCCCTACGGATTGTTACGTTTCTGTTTGCTATAGGGAGAAAAAAGCTTGTTTTATGAAAGTGATGAATATGAGTGAAAATTGGTGTGTGTGGTGTAATGAGTGGTGTTTTGTGTAGATGAATCAAGGGTTTAGGTATTACACACAGTGAAATGAGTAAAAACAGGTGATGTGATGGTAAATTGTGGTCAAGAGAGGGTATGGAACACAATATGTAGGATTAGTGAGAAGAGTTATCATCTTCTCTATCTACGGGGCGTTTTCGTATAATCATAAATTTCATGAAACAAGCTTTTTTGACCCTATATAGAAAAAGCATTACGACGGAGGTGAGATGCCTTTACTGTACGACCAGCCGGGCAAGTTCCTGTGGAAAAACCGGTGCAAAGAATGGCCCGTGGAATGGGGCACGAATGGAGGTAAGACCCTGTATCCATTGGAGAAAATGCAGGTGGGAGACTACTTCCTTGTTCCCTTGGAAGAGAACAGGCTTGCCAAGGTACATCAGGCCGTAGCTCGCTGGACACTGAGGTGGAAGGCCAAGTGGGAGGAGCGCCGCCCGGGCAAACCATTCCCAGAGTTCTCCTGCCGGCTGTCCCGGGAGTTTCCCGGGGCATACGTATGTCGAAGGGTAAAATAGGGGAGCAAAGATGCCTGTTTTCGATGACACAGAGAATCACCATCTGCTCTGGCCCGGGTGCAAAATGCACTTTGTGGTCGAGACGCCGGCTACCAAGTCAGGACTCTGGTTCCCGTTAAAGGACATGAGGCGGGGAGACTATTTGGAGCTTGTGGAGGAGGAAGAGCTGGTTGCTTGCCGCCAGATGGTAGGCTACTGGAATCGCACAAACGACAGCAAATTTACGATACGTTTCGACAGGTCCCAAGAGGGGACACACATTTGCAGGAGGGTGATTTAGATGGTTCGAAGAAGCGAGATTCCAGAGGCACTGAAGAGCGCCCCAACTGACAGGAAGATGTCAACTTGGAAGAAAACCAAGGAGAAACTCCTGACCCCAGTGCAAAAACCACCGAACAGACCCCTGACGGCGCAGGAGTGGCGATTCGTTCAAGAGATTGTTGCCAGCTTTGGGGAGATCACTCTGAAGGAGGCCGCCATACGTGCCGGGTACGATCCCCTGAAAGCCAAGGCCAAGGCAGTGGAGCTGACCAACCCCAAGACCTCTGCGCATATTGTTGCTGCCATTCAAGAGCATCGGCAGGAAATGGCCGAGGTATACGGCACGACATATGAGCGGCATATGCGAGACCTACAGCGCATTCGCGACGCGGCTCTGCGAGCAGGGAGCTTTGGAGCGGCAGTGCAGGCGGAATTCCGCCGGGGTCAGGCTCTGGGGACAATCTATGTCGAACGCAAAGAAGTCAGGTACGGCACCATCGATGCCATGAGCAAGGAAGAGGTCATGAAGGAGCTGGAGCGCTTGAAGGATGTATATGGCTCGGGAAATATTATCGAATTAACGCCTGAGCAGGTCGAGCAGGCAGTACTGGAGGGGAAGGAATATGCCAGCGAATCCGGAGACGCTGCTGTACCAGCGACTGAGGGACAATCTGCCACAGGATTGCAGGATCACGAGGATTGAATCTCGCGTAGGCCTTGGATTGCCAGACTGTTGGGTGGCCATTGCAGGGCAGGGAATAGCGCTGCTTGAGCTGAAGGTGGTCAAGCGGGGCAAAAAAGTGAAATTGAGCCCGCACCAGATAGCATTTCACGTCACACACGGAGCAATGCGCGTCCCGTGCTTTATTCTTGTTCAGTACCATCCGCCGAAGTCGCCTACCATCAGGGGCGCCCGGTGGCTACTGTATCGATCCGAGCAGGTGATGGACTTAGTGCGTGACGGTGTGGACCTCGCCCCTTGCGCGAGTTGGCCGGCAGATGCAGTACTGTGGCATATGCTCAAAGGTGAATTGACCTATTGACAGCGTGCCAGCGGCGGCGGCAATCTACGCCTTGCCGCAATGGGCGGCGCATATACAGGAGAACTAAAATGCAAATCAGATATACGACCTCAGTTTTCACGCCTGCTGGCTGGCGATCAGAAACAGTCACGGCTCAGGCCGAGGCGATCAGCCCGAAACGCCTGCGAGTTGTCAGTGTGCTAGACGTGGGGGGAAACGGCACGACCGGCTACGGGTCGCGCACGGGAGCAAAGAGGCAAACATACCACGTGGGCGGCATAGCTCTGCGCGAAGTCGGCGCAGTCAAGCTGCTGAACAAAGTGGAGGTGGTGCAATGATAAACGGCACCACGAAGCTGATCGTGTTAATCGACTCTGCTATATGCGGAGGGGCCGATATTGAGCAGATGAGGCAGATTCTAGCGTCTGCCCGTAGCAAGTTGATATTGCTGAGTGCCGCGCAGGATGCCGCGCGCAATGGCGAGGGCGTGGAACTTTTGCGGGAAATACTAGACGAGGGGGCCGAACAATGAAAATCAGTAAAAAAGCCGCTGTTTTTTTAGGCGAGGCCTTCGCAGCTGAGGTTCACCAGTACGTAGACTCAAGCATGCGCGGGACAATACTAATCTTGCGGGACAATATTGCTGACAGTTTGCACTATGAGAGCCGGCAAGCATTCCTTCAATCGTTCCGACAGACGCTGGACAAAATAGAGCCGATTGTTCTAATTCCGGCAAGGAATGCGTGCCATGCGTCGCGGCAGTAGGCGCCGGGGCCGCCGGCCGCGGGATGTGCCGCGGGAGATTCCACCAAAGTCGCCGGAGGAAATGGAAAATGAAAGCCGGAGGGAGGTTATTAGATTAATCCGGTTCTTATTCTTTGGATTTTTATTTAAAGGGTAGTTGACACGGCCGCGCGAATGCGAATAATCGGCCATACCGGCATTTAATTCCCGCCACGCCGGGGCGGATCATACAGAGAGAAAATTACCATGGGCTGGACATACCCCTACGAAACGACGACGAGAGAATCCCTTGTTTCCTACTTGCGCCGCCCGCAGCGATTCGGCGACACGGTCGAACTAGTGAAAGATTGCACGAAAGGCAATAGGCACTGGTACTTAGTGCGCGTGAAGGAAACAGGGTTGCACTTTATCGGCCTTGATTTAATGCAAGGCACGCGCGGCGAGTCATCATGGGGTTACAAGTGCATGGATGAATCCGCAGGGCCTTATTATTACGACGTGCCGATTACCTACCTTGACGCGCCGACAGATGAATCCGTAGGCAGTGCTGCAGAATGGCGCGCACGCGTGCGCCGCTACCATGCCGATCAGAAAGCAAGGGGGAGGCCAGAAGCCGGCGGAATTGTACTGTTTAACGACGGCCGGGAGTTTACGCTGCAGTATCCAATCGGGCGCAAGGGCTGGTGCGCGACGGATGAACGGGGCGCGCAGTGGCGGATAACGCACGCGCAGATTAAACGCAACGATTACGTCGCGCCGGGACAAGAGAGGGCCGCCGCATGATCATTGCAACGGACAAAAAACAGCGCGCCGGCGTGCATGTTTCCACCATGACTGGCAAGCTTGCCGGTATTCAGGCGATTAACACTAACACGTTGACCAATGAATTCTGCGGCGCCATGCGCGAGACTGACGCTATATGCGGCGACTGTTATTCCGCCGCTATGCTTTCCGGCAGCCGGAAAAATTGCGTGCCGGCTTTCGAGCATAACAGCGCGCTTTTGTCGTCGCGCATGTTGCGGCCGGGAGAATTGCCGGCAATCAATGCGGCGATTTCCCGGTTTCACGGGCACGGCGAGTTGATCAATGGTTTGCACTTGCGCAATTTGTACGCGATAGCGGGTAAAAATCCGGCGACTATTTTTGCACTATGGACAAAGCGCCGGGACATCATCCGCAAGGGCGGCGCGCGCCCGGATAACGTCGTGCTGATCTACAGTAACCCATCATTAGACCGCGTTATGCAACGGCCGCCGGCCGGCTTTGATCGCGTCTTCAATAACGTGCCGGCCGCGTACACCGGCCCGGCGAATTGCGACGGCCAAAAATGCATCGATTGCCGGGCGTGCTATCAGCACGGCGGCGAGACTGTCATTATTGAGCATGCAAAGGTGCGGAACTAGGGGCGCGCCCCTTGCCTGAACCCACGGCCGCCATGCGCGGCCGTTTTTTTTGCGAGAATGCTTGCACTAATTTTCTTCCCGGTTATAGTTGCGGCTCCGGTTCTAATTTTCCGGCCGGTTACCGGGCCCGGTCACAATACAGTGAGAGCACAGATGAGCACACTAATGGATGCAAACAAGCAATGGTCCAGCCGCCCCGCCGAAGAGCGCTTTTTGTCGCTGCCCGACATGCAGCGCATGTTGCAGCTGTCCCGCGATAATAGCCGGTCCGGCGTTGTACCGTCGCGCCGGCTGGAAGTTATCCCGGCGGCCGACAATCGCGGCTTAGTTGTCACCGGCCCGAACGGGCACGGCTACGCCCCGACACACTATGCGTTCGGTCAGCTGGCCAGCCTAGTAGGCGCCCCGGCCGGCTATCTGCGGGAATTGCCGGCCCCCATGGCGGCCGATTGTCTTAACTACGGTTTGCAATATAGCCGGGAAATTGAAGATGTCGGCGTGCTGATCTCCCGGGCACCGGGCGCGCCGGAGGGCACTCTTCGGGCCGCCACCGGGCCGCGTTATGGCCGCGTGTGGAACAGCGACGTCGTGCGCGCGCTCATGGATAAATTCGGCGACGGCCGGAATGGCGATTTCCGCGTGCCGGGGGAATTCGGCCGCGCCGTGGATATCACGGAAAAGAACACTACTCTTTTCGCCAGCGACCGCGACATGTTCGTCTTCCTCGCCGATGATGTGAATCGCATAGAGCTGCCGAACCGGCGCGACGGCCAGCCCGGCACGCTGGCGCGCGGCTTTTTCGTCAGTAACTCCGAGGTAGGCGCCGGCGCGCTCAAAGTCCGAACTTTCCTTTTTGATTATGCCTGCTCGAATCGTATCGTATGGGGCGCCGAACAGGTACAGGATATCAGTATCCGCCACACTGTAAGCGCTCCGGATCGTTTCATCGAGCAGGTCCAGCCGGCCCTTATCGCGTACGCCAACAGCGCGGCGGGCGGCATCGAGAGCGCTTTGAAAGAGGCGCAGAAAGCGCGCCTTGATAACGTGGACGATTGGCTGGCCAAGCGCTACGGGCCGAAACGCGCGGCAGCGTTTCAGCATGCGCACATGATGGAAGAGGGCCGCCCCATTGAGACGATATGGGATGCAATGACAGGCATCACCGCGCACGCGAAGACAATCCCATACACGGCCGACAGGATAGAAGTAGAGGCCGAGGCGGGCGCCCTGCTAAAGTTTGTCGCCTGATTCCTTCCCTACTCTTTCAACGGCCGCCATTGTGCGGCCGTTTTTTTTGCTGCAGCGGGTTGACACGGCCGCCCGCGTGCGCATAATCGCGGGACCTGCAACTAATTTTCCGGCCGGCAGGTGCTGGGCATACAGTGAGAACGTAACCATGGGTGACCGAGTACTGATCCAATTTATCAACGGCCGCGACGCGCGCGAATTTTCTCCCGTCGCATATTTACACTGGCACGGCGAGGATGCGCCGGACCTGATCAAGGCATGTGCCGAGCTTATGCGCGGCCGCGACGGTGACGTGGGTTATTCTTTTGCCCGGTTTATCGGGATCTGTCACGAGACGGTCGGTGGCAATCTTTCCCTTGGTGCATGGAATGCAAAGGCCGTGCTGCAGCCAGATGAGTCACACGGTGACGCCGGGTGCTATGTGGTGGACGTGACGACGTGGGAGGTGCTGGCCTTTGGTGGGTACGGCACGCCATTCAACGCGCGCGAAGAGGAGGCGGAAAGACACGCGCATGGCTGACGCGCACGCGCGCCCCCTCGAGCCCGGCATCTGCCGGGCTTTTTTATGCCCGGCCGCAAACCGGCCCGCGCGCCGCGCGCCCTGATCCAGTCAGCGCAAGGCGCGCCGCCATACTCCGGCCGGGCCGCTCCCGGTCCGTGGTCCGTCGGCCGCGCTCCGTGCTGGCCTGATCTAGCGCCGCGCGCCCTGATCCGGGCCCGGAATCGGGCCGCGTGAACGGTTTTATCTATCGCGCGCGCCTTGTTTTTCGTAACCCATTGATTTTATTGGAGTCACTATTTCCGGTAATTGCTATTACCGGAAATAGCGCCCCGGGCCGCGTGCCGCCGGCACGGGTCCCTTGCCGGCCGATCCGCCCGCCTCGGGCCCCGGTCCAGAGCCGATCCGGCAAAAGCCCCCGGCCTAGCGCAGCGGTGGCTTAAGCCCGATTTTGTACATACATGGATTAGTAAAACGCTTTTTAGACCCCCTTTCCGTAAGCCCCCGGCCGCGCGCCAATAACCGTGCCAAGTCCGCCCGCTGTATAATGAATTCGTCAAACAGGAATATTCATATAACTTTTAGTTATAAAAAGTTCTGAAGGGCTTATATCCCTTGGTTATAGGTCATATTCCAAACGGTTATATGCACCCGATGTTCCACGTGGAACATCCCGGCCTTTTTGCCCATGGAAAAAGGGCCTGAAGAGGCCTTCTGGGAAAGGCCCCCCTTGGTTTGCAAAATCGAGGGGGCGGGGGTATATATAAAAATTCAAAACAGAAATGGAGAAATCATGGGTAACGCAGGAAGGCCGCAGTTTGACATTGAGTCGCATCGCAAGAAGCTGCAGCTTCGGATGTTGCAGCTTGAGGCGCAGGACAAGGCGAGGGACACCTTCTTGTCTTTTTGTCAGTACGTCTGGCCGGAGATGCTGGTCGGGGAGCACCACAGGCTCATTGCCGAGAAGCTTGATCGGGTGGTCGAGGGCAAGTGCAAGCGGCTGATGATTGCCATGCCCCCTCGTCACGGAAAGAGCCAGATGGGCAGTTACCTGTTTCCGGCGTACCTGATGGGCCGCTTGCCGCGGTCCAAGCTCATTGTGGGGTCGCACACGGCAGAGCTGGCGCAGCGCTTTGGCAGGATGATTCGAAACCTTGTGTCCGAGGAGCGTTATCGGGATATCTTTCCTGAGTTGAAGTTGTCTGCGGACTCCAAGGCCGCGGGCCGTTGGGATACCAGCGCCGGGGGCGAAGCGTTTTTCATTGGCAAAGGCGGTGCGATGACGGGCCGTGGCGGGGACATCGTAATTCTGGATGACATCTTGGATGAGCAGGATGCGATGTCGGACACGGCGATGGACAACACGTTTGAGTGGTACACCTCTGGCCCGCGTCAGCGTCTGCAGCCTAACGGGGCGATTATTGTGATCAACACCCGCTGGCGCACGGATGACCTGACGGGTCGTTTGCTCAAGATGCAGGGGCAGCCCAGATCGGACCAGTGGGAGGTGTTGGAGTTCCCGGCAATCATGCCGTCGGGCAAGCCCCTGTGGCCGGGGTACTGGAAGCTGGAGGAGCTGGAGAAGGTTCGCACGGCGATTGGCGTGCGCAAGTGGAACGCGCAGTGGCAGCAGACGCCCACGGCAGAGGACGGGGCGATCCTCAAGCGTGAGTGGTGGCGACGTTGGGAGCATGATGAACCGCCGCCCGTGCATTACATTATTCAGTCGTATGACACGGCGTATTCGAAGAAGGAGACGGCAGACTACTCTGTGATCACGACGTGGGGAGTGTTCTATCCGGACGCGGACTCGGGGCCGAACTTGATTCTTTTGGCCGTGTGCCGCGGTCGGTGGGACTTTCCTGAGTTGAAGCGTGTTGCGAAGGACGAGTACAAGTACTGGAACCCTGACAATGTGTTGATTGAGGCCAAGGCCACGGGCACCGTGCTGCAGCAGGAGCTGCGTCGGATGGGGATTCCTGTGACGATGTACAGTCCCGGGGGGCGCAGGGCGGGGCAGGACAAGGTATCGCGGGCCAATGCGGTAGCGACGATGTTCGAGGCGGGGATGGTCTGGGCGCCACGCACGGAGTGGGCGGACGAGTTGATTGAGGAGTGTGCGGCGTTCCCCAGTGGCGACAATGATGACCAAGTGGACTCCACGACGCAGGCGTTGATGCGTTTCCGGGCGGGGAACTTCATTGCTTTGGAAACGGACGAGGGGGATAAGCCCGGTGACCCTTCTGTTGTGAAGGAGTATTATTGAGGGATAGAATGGGGCACTGACTTTTTTGGAGGGTGGCGCTGTGGCGATGAATGCACGACAAATGCTGGCGGGGCTGCCTGTTCAAATGGCCGAGGGCGGCGAGACGTGGTCTCCGGGCGATTCCCTTGGCCGGCGTCGTGCTATTGAGAGTGGTAATGAGGCGGGCTGGTTGCAGGCGGTAGCGGACTCTGCTCAACGCTGGATGTCTAATCCGGGCACTGCGGCTGAAGCCTACGATGCCATGGTACAGTCCGGCATTGGCATCAAGGACCTTCTGGATGCGGGGGTGTCGCAGGCAACCATCGATCAGGCCCTGTCTATTCCTACCAGTGAAGCACAGAAGCAGGTCAACAGGCTGACCGCCACCAGCCTGACCAACACCTTGGCACAGAACCCGAACATTGCAGGGGAGCTTGCCGCCCGCGGGGCGCAGGACGTGTACGCGCAATCCCGTCAGTTTGTAGAGAACCTGCAGAAGGACGGCCTGACGGACGACGAGCGGCGCTACTTGCAGCAGGTCGCGGCACAGCAGGGCTGGGGGTTTTCTGACATTCGCGCTGCAGGCGTGGACCCCAGTATCCTGTTCAAGTCTTTTGAGGCCCCTGCTCCGGTGACTCCTGCTCCGGTGACTCCTGCCCCTGTCTTCCCTCAGCCCGACCCCTACACCCCGGTGACGGTGTACGACCCCAACCAGTTCATTCGCGAGAACGCAGGGGCGGACTTGTACGCGAAGGGCCAGCCTGCTTTGGACACGGCGTTTCGAGAAAGCCCTGTTCGTACAGTCAGTCCGGTGACGGGGCAGTACGTGTACACCCCGGCGGCTTCTCTGCGCCCTGCCACTGGTTCGGGGTTCAGTTTTACGCCGCCTGTGGTGACCAGCCGTCCGCGTCAGCTGCTGGACGTGGCACCGACTGCCTCTGCTTCGCAGCTGTACGCACAGTCGCGTCAGGAACAGGACCGCGCGCTGCGAAACGCCTTCACTGCAGCCCAGATACCTCTGGGCGGTCAGGACGTTTACAGTTGGCAGTCCCGTCTTCGCAGCGGAGACTACATTTCCCCGACCGGAGCGTTTGACACCACCCGATTCAATCAGGACTTCCAGTCATGGGCCGCGGGCCGCGGCTCGGGAACCTCTGGCACTTCTGGCCAGCCGGACGCAGTAGCGTATGACGCCATGGGAAACCCGATACAGCCTGTAGATCCCATGCAGCTGCAGCCCAAGATGTTCTTGGGTTTCGCTGACGGCGGGGACGTGAGAGCGCGGGAGTTGCTTGATCGCTTAAAAAAGCCTGAAGGCGCCGAGGAGCAGGTCCTTGGCGCCGAGGACACTTACGCTCAAGCGCCGGGAACCTTGGACTTTGTTTCGGAAAAGGTGGGCCGCGGCGCGCGGGCTTTGCGAGACGTTGTGGTGAACTTTACCCCCCTGTCGAAGATGGAAGAGGACGCGACGCGGATATCGCTCGAGCACTTCCCGGACAGCAGGCAGTACGGCGGGGAATCGGACGCACTGAGGCACATGCTGTTTCAAGCGCAGGCTGTTCAGCGCTTTGGGCAGCCGGCCGCCAAGGCACTGAGTCTGATCAACGAGTATGGGCTGGCTATTCTGGAGTCGCAGCCGAAAGAGCATCTGCGCATGGATTTGGAAAACGATGCTCTTGGTAGAGAAATTGGTCTTTCCGACCTGAGTGAAGAAGAGAAGCTTCAGGCTATTCTGGATCTCATCGGGTCTGGAAAGGCGGTTGTGCTCAACCCTCAGAGGAAGGAGTTTGCCAAAGGCGGAGAGGCCTCTGCCTCTCCCACTCCCGAAGAACTCTTGGCCCAGATAGACCGCAGCATGGCCAACTCCCCGGCCTCGGCTCAAGGCACCGCCAGCAGTGTGCAGCCAGACTCCGTGGAACAGGACAGCCGCAGCATGCTTCGCCGCATCAGTGATGCGTTCGGGCAGAACGTGACGGCTCCCGTGGTGGGATCGATGTTGGACATGACCGCGGGGGTCGGCGACCTTGCTCAGATGGGCATAAAAGCCGGAGCGAATAAGCTTGGCATTGAGACCCAGCCGTTCACCCCGGTCTCCTCTGCTATTCAGGAATCCCTTGGCGTGGCAGGGTATGACCCGTACTCCCCGGCAGCCATTGCGACCGCCATTGGCCTTCCGGCGGCAGCGTCGCTGCGCGCAGCAGGGGCCGCGGCCCGCGCTTCACGGCCCATGGTGTCCGAGATGGCGGCCTCAGGTGGCCGGCGTCGCCCGGCCCCGGGCAGTGCTGAGGAGATCTTGATGCGCCTTGCCCCTATCGTGGACAAGGAAGCCTCAATCTATGCCAGCTCGGAGCTTGCGGCCATGGGGGCACGGGAAGTGGCGCCCGATAACATGACCGCGGAGATAGCCGCGGCGGTTGCCGGCGGCGGGGCGTACAACACGCTGGACAACATCTTGAGCAGTTCTTCGCGGTCCGCGGACATGGGCCCGGCCAACACTGCGCGCTCTCAGATGGCGCAGATCTACCAACATATCCCCACGCCGGAGCGTCCGTTTGTCGGGCGGCTGGATTCCTTCATTGCCAATGACTTGAACGTCGGCCGCATCAGCCGGGACGAGTTGCTGGCGCGCATGCGGGGCAAGTTCCGTGGCCCGGAGCTATTGCGGGTGGAGCGTGCGTTTGAGGGGGTGGATCCCAAGGCGAAGCTGACCCCGAACGAGGTGTTGGAAAAACTGCAGGCGTCTTATGATCCGTCGGACCTTGAGCTGGTCACCATCCGAGGGGATGTTCCCTACAAGAGCATGGACAACCCGTGGTTTGGCGACGAGCAGTCTCTTGGTACTCAGCGGGAGCAGCTCACGGGGGTGGGGGAAGACATGCAAGGGACCATCGTGCTTCGCCGTGCGGGGCAGCCGAGTCAAAGCACCGTTGACCCCGAGATGGTTTCTGCTGCAGAGAACACCTATCGTGAGCTGGACCGAACAGGCCCCATGACAGCCGATTCCCCGTTTGTAAGGGGGATGATTCGGCCGCTGTCATACGAAGACTTTGCCGCACCTTTTGAAGCGCTCTTCAAAGGGCGCCAAGATGACACTTCGCAATTTGTCCTTGAGCGTCTGGATAACATGGAAAGGGTGGTCAACAAACGGTCGGAGCAGGCCAGTGCGCTGGGGGTGCTGAATGACAGGTTTGAAACCTTGGGGGCTATGGCCGCGGATCTTTTCCCACAGAAGCGGCTAGAGTTGCTTGAGCAGGGGGGCGTCTCCAGAGAAGACCTGATGGGCAAAGCTTATGCCAAGGCATTTGAAGAGGCCTACTCAGAGGCGGTGGCCGGGGCGGCTTTGGGCACCCCGTACGGCCGTGACATGATCCTTTCTTTCCCGAAGCCCGAGAACATTACAGACCCGCAGTTGGCAAACGAGTTCCTTAAGACCCGTGCGCGCCCCTACTTGTCTGGGAAAATACAAGAGATCTCGGCAGATGCCACTCTGCGGTTGGCAGTCGAGTTACGCCTGCTGAGAGGTTCAGAGGATGTCCGAGACGCACTAAAGAACATGGCTGCTCAACGGCCGGAGATGGTCCCCGGGGTTAATCCGGACTACCGTGGGCAGCATACAATGGTTACTGAGAACACCCCCGGGGTCGTATCGTTCAGCCGATCAACAGATGTCCGCACCGAGATCCCGGGAATGGGGCAGGTAAACGGCATCTACCTGCATGAGCTGCAGTCGGATCTTCTGGATGACTTGCGTAAGCGACAGGGCGGCATACCCCGTGGCGCGACGCAAGAGGAGTTGCAGAGGATCATCAGCACCACGCAGGATCAGGTGGAACCCATCTCAAACAAGATTCGGGAGCTCAATGAGCAGCTTCAGGACATGCCCCCGAGATATAGCGAAACAGGGGCCACAGAATGGATGCTGCGTGTAAACGAGATCAATTCGTTGCAGAACAAGAGAGACGCTCTTTTGGGCAACCTTACGTCGGCTAAGGAACGACTGGACACGCTTCGCGAACGCGGACGTAGCCTTTCTGAGCTGGACGAGATTTTCCCCGGGATGACCACGGACTCCAAGTCAGTGCAGACGATGATGATCAAGGCAGCGGTGGCCTCAGCAGCGCAGCGCGGGCTTAACTTTGTCGCCCTGCCCTCGCAGCTGTACTCAGGCCAGCCTCAGTTGTACGAGCGCTTGCCTCAGAATGCGCGCGACGTGGTGAAGGACCTTGGCGAAGGCTTCGCGCTGCAGCAGATCAACCTTCGTAACCGTGCCGGGGAGTTCCCTGTGTTGGCCATCACGTGGGATCAGTCCACGGCCGCGGGCCGCGAAGGGTTGAACAGGGTTCTCACCCGTGGGGTTCCGTTCAAGCACGGCGGTGAAGTCACCACGCAGCCCGATGACTTGAAAAACCTGCTATCCTTCTTGGACAAAAAACCAGCCAGCAAACGGAAATAACCATGTCCTCCATAGACAAAGCACTGAACCTTGCTCCGGAAACTGACATCCTTGTGGTGGAAGACGCAGAAGCCCCTGACATTGAGATCCTGTTGGACGAGGAAGGCGGCGTAGAGGTGGCGTTTGACGCTGAAGCGGATGACGTGGACTTCTACGACAACCTTGCCGGGCTGATTCCGGACCAAGACTGTGCTCGGATTGCGTTGGACATGATGGGTTTTTACGAGGCCGACAAGTCTTCGCGTCAGGAATGGGAGTCGCAGTACTCCAAGGGCCTGAGTTTGCTGGGCTTCCGCATGGAAGAGCGCACTCAACCTTTCCGAGGGGCCTCGGGTGCAGTGCATCCGATGCTGTCAGAGGCGGTGATTCAGTTCCAAGCACAGGCGTTGAAGGAGCTGATGCCGGCCGAAGGCCCTGTTCGAACCAAGATCATGGGCAAAGAGACGCTGGACAAGGCCCAACAGGCCAGTCGTGTGCAGGATTTCATGAATTACCAGCTCACCACGGTCATGAAAGAGTTCACGCCGGAGATGGATCAGGCACTTTTCTACCTTGGTTATGGTGGATCGGTGTTCAAGAAGGTGTATTTCGACGCTCAGTTGGGGCGAATGGTCTCAAAACTGGTGCTTCCGGACGACCTTTTCATCCCGTATGCCGGTTCTTCGGTCATGCAGCAGTGTTCCCGCATCACTCACCGCATTGCGATGTACGAAAACGACTACCGCAAGCGTGTTCTTGCGGGGGAATACCTTGATGCGCTTGATTTCCCGGACGACAACAACCTTCCGCAGAGCGATATTGAGGCGCAGACCAACCGAATCGTCGGAATTTCGCCCACCACTGAGAACGAAGACCTCTTCCTGCTGGAATTCCACGTGTATTTGGACATTCCGGGGTTCGAAGACAAGGGGGAGGACGGAGAACCTACCGGGATCAAGCTTCCGTACGTCGTCACGCTGGAAGAAAACAGCGGAAGGCTCGTTGGAGTGCGTCGAAACTGGGAAGAAGGCGACCCGCTGAAGCTGCGCAAGGAGTTTTTCGTCCATTACGTGCTGGTAGAAGGCCCCGGAGCGTATGGCTTGGGCTTTGTTCACCTCATCGGCGGCCTTTCCAAGGCGGCGACCAGTGCACTGCGTCAACTTCTGGACTCGGGAACGCTTGCTAACCTGCCGGCGGGCTTCAAAGCCAAGGGCGCGCGCATCGCTGACGACAGTGACCCGATTCAGCCGGGCGAATGGCGTGATATTGACGCCGGCGGCGCCGAGTTGAGCGCGTCTTTGCTGCCTTTGCCGTACAAAGAGCCCAGCCAGACGTTGTTTGCGCTTTTGGGGTTCACGGTGGACGCCGGTCGTCGTCTTGCCGGCATCACGGACATGCAGGTAGGGGATGGAAACCAGCAGGCTGCCGTCGGAACGACGATTGCACTGCTCGAGCGTGGGGCGCTGGCCATGTCGGCCATCCACAAGCGTTTGCACTACGCACAGAGCCAAGAATTCGAGATGCTGGCAGCGGGCTTTGGCACGTATTTGCCCGACGAGTACCCCTACGACGTGCCGGGGGCCTCCCGGTACATCAAGCGTCAAGACTTTGACAACCTTGTCGCGGTACTTCCGGTTGCTGACCCGAACATCTTCTCGACTGCGCAGCGGATCCAGCTGGCACAAGCTCAACTGCAGTTGGCACAGCAGGCGCCGCAGATGCACAACATGTACGAGGCCTACTACCGGGTGTATGCCGCCTTGAACGTGCGTGACATCGACGGGATTCTGCATCCACAGAACACGCAGATGCCCAAGGACCCGGCACAAGAGAACGCAGATGTCTTGGACACCATGCAGTTGAAGGCGTTTGCCGGTCAGCAGCACGACGCGCACATCCTGTCCCACCTGATCATGGGACTTTCTCCCATGCTGCAGGCGCTGCCGCAGGCGGCCATTGAGCTGCAGAAGCACATCTTGGAACACGTGCGCATCAAGGCCGAAGAAGACACCGAAGCGGAGCTCTTCCTGCAGTACGGAGTTGATCCGGAGGGCATGGTGTCTGACCTGCAGCGTGAGGGCATGGTCGCACTCAAGGCTGCGCAGTACATGCAGCAGGTTCGCGACATGCAGAACGGGCTGACTGGTCAAGGTGGGCAGCCTGACCCCGTAGTGATGCTCAAGGAGAAGGAAATTGCCTTGCGTGCACAGGTAGAGCAGAATAGAACGCAGGAAGCGCAAGCGCGTCTTCAGCTGGACGCTCAGAAAGCACAGCAGACGATGCAGGCCTCTCGGGAAAGGATTCAGTCTCAAGAGAAGATTGCTCAGACAAGAGCCGACACAGCGCAGCAACGTATTGTTGCGGCAGACTTCATGCAGCGGAGACGAGACAATGCCACTCAAAAAAGGCAGTAGCAAAAAGGTTATCAGCGAAAACATCGGCGAGATGGTAGGAAAGTACAAGCGTACTGGCACCATCGGCACCAGCAAGCCGTCTAGCGCGAAGAAGGCTGCTGCTCAGGCAGCGGCCATCGCCTACGAGGAAGCTGGGAAGTCCAAGAAGCCGAAGATGGCAGCCAAGGGGGGCGAGATCACGCCCGACGGCACGTTCACAGCCGGTACGGCGGAAGGGAGCCACAGCGTTTCGGCGACGGCGGGAGACGTGACCGCCACGGCCGAGGTACGGATCCAGAAGGCCGGCACGGGTGGTGGCGGGACCGGCGGCACAAGTGGCGGTGGCGGCGTGGTGGCCGGCAAGCAGCGGATCGCGTGGTCCGGCGATGTGCCGCCGCAAAAGTGGACGAAGTTCTACAGCCAGGTGCTCGCGAAGTTCGCCGTGGGGAGCGACCTGAAGATCCGTGTCACGTTCGAGGCTACGGTCGACGCCGCCCAGGCAAAAGCCAAACTCGACGAAGCCCGCGTGCAACTGCGGGAACTGGGCCTCAACGACGATGCCCTCAGCTAACGGGCATCCGGTTCCTGGCCGATGCTTTGGCAGGTATGCGACACGGATCCATTGTGATCTACAAGCTGCCGTCTTTGTCGATTAGAGCGACGTCAAGCTCATCGCTTGAAAGCCTTGTCGTCAGCCGAATCACGTCGCCCGGCACTATGGCTAGTGCGCTACAAACGCTCATGAGACCATAAAGCATCGCCCCCGACACCCGAGCTTTTCCGTGACTGCCCTCATCAGAGGTCACAGCCAGGTCGCGGTTGTTTAGAAATTGGCGGATTTCTTTCTTCATCGTTATGACGCCTGAGTCCACGCAGTCATTCCCGACCAGCAGGCGGATAACCGGGCCATCAGACTCCATCTTCCAATCCAGCACTCTTGTATTGATCCGGATCGCTCGCGCCGCATCGCTAGCCGCAGCCACATCCCCGTCTGTCGGATAAGTACCCACAAGTGCGATGCAGCCGCGCCCGACGGGCTTGAATAGCATCGAGTATTGCGCATAGACAGACACCGTGGCGACTTTGAGGCCCGCTTCTCTAGCGCGCGCCAGCAAAACGGTCCTGTGAAGAGTTTGTAGGGGACTTTCGGCGAGTTGTGACGCAATCCACCCCACGCGTCCACTGAGTGATCGCGGGACGTGCCGACGCAGCCAAACCTGTTCTCCCTCAAGAACAAATCGGCGATCCTGGCTCAGAAAAGCCTTTAGCACCTCTTTTGGAGGCATGCTCGGGCGTTTGTAGAAAACGCGATTTCTGTCCAGCGCTCCGTGAAGCTCCTCCACGGATATTCGGTGCAAGTGACGCAGCACGTTAATGATCCGCGATGTCACCCATGTGCGGTGACTTGCATGAAGGAAAACGTAACCATGGGGAAGATCGCGGTTCCCACCGAGTTCCGTAGCAAGCAGTTCCAGTTCCTCGTGTGTTGCGTCTGCCAGCACGCGTTTCAGCCCCTCGAGCAAGTCCTCTCGCCTGATGAATCCAAATTTGCCACTGAGGTCGTAGGCTATTGCCACGATCTCCGCGCGCGTCCGATTCGCGTTCGCCAGCAACGTATCCAGCCTTTGCAGTCGGTGATTTCTTGTGACGAACGTCAAACCGTGGAACTGCAATACTCGGAGCAGCCCAGATCTGGATAGATCGTCTACACGCTCATTGGATCGCGTTCGGAAGAACGTTTGCGCGTCCTGTTGTCGGCGGATCCGACGGACATACCGTCGCAGCGTATGCGGTGTGCCCCAGCACCGAGGCTTGGCGAGCCCTGAAAACGTTTTTTCCAGCTGTTGCAGTCGTTGCTTCGTAAGACCGAGGATGCAGGACGCTTGCTCGAGTGTTCCGTCGCCCTCTTCCCACAGCCCGGTGCGACAGCCTGTGGCGTCAGCCATTTCGAACGTGTAATGAGCACTAATGGGGCAAACTCCCAGTTGCCGCATGTTACGCATGCGTGCGAGCTGAAATGCCCCCAGGACGTGCGGGGCATCTAACCGGGGCATGGCTCGGAGCACACCGTCTCCGTTGTCAGTCAGCCATGAACGACCCGTCATCCAGAGATCGAGTGCCGCCCTCAGTCGGCCAACACGTTGAAAAAGCTCTTCAAACGTTCCAGCTGTTAGAAAGTCCGCCAAGTCTTGGCCCAGTAGAGTAGCTCTCTTTAAGGCACGCTTAGTCGAGCAAAGGAGGGGCAAGCCAAGAACTGACGTGCGGCCAACAACCCGCTTCGTGAACAGCGGGCGAGCAATCACATCGTCAAGGCGTGACATATTGGTTCGGACACAGCGCAGCACGGGCGGGCATATCTCCCCGAACGGTCCACTCCTTTCACTACGATCCCAGCCACGCCGCGTCGGCCCCTCGATATCAGGCGTTTTCTCCACGCCGATACGCTGGCTCCAGTGTCGTTGACAGAATGCGCCAAGCGACACCCGCAAGTGTCTGTCGCCTCGCGTGCGGTACACGCCTGGCACGACGTACGGTTCCACAACTGCCGCCCACTCTGGGGGTAGGAGCGGCATTTCTGCCGATCCCCACACCGGCGGTTCATCAAGAACAAATCGCGTATGCTTAGGCATTTGATGCAAGCGTCGTGATCAGACAAGGCAGATAACGCGCGACGAAATACGACCGACGCTCGATAATCATGTCAATGTCGTCATACGCGGTTGGATCGCGTTGCGAATCGCGACGAGCCACAAAGTCAGCGACAATCGACGCGATGCACTCAGCGAGCACAGCGCGTGCGACTGGCGAGCTTTCGTCCCTAAAGGCTCCGTCCGCTAATGGCCCCAGATATCTGGCCAAGCCCGTATGACGCGCAAACGCTTTTACGACATATCCCGTTGGTGAGACCTCGACGCGGCCCCGACTTGCCCCTTCCGCGACGTCCTCGAGTTTGAACGTAAAAGATGGCCCTATTTCCCGAGAAGGCAACGTTACGCGTATCCGA